TGCGCATCGCTGGCGGCCTGCTGGGCGGCGTCCCGTGCGTCCCGTGCCATCGCGTCCGTTACGCCCCCGTCGCCCACGAGGGCAAGCAGGGAACGCAGTAGGCGGTCATAGACGCGGCCGATGTTCACTGCCGCGCGTTCGCTCCGCGCGAGCAAGGCAATCTGCTGCTGCGCTCCACGGGACGCCAGACGTTGTTCGATTGGGTTGGGCATCAGGGTTTCCGGTTCACCTTTGCCTTCGCCACTTCCAGGCCATACGTCAAAATCGCCTTGCGTAGCATGGCCTTCAGGTTGTTGAACAGATCGGGCGGTAAGCTCTTCACGTGCTTGCCGTGCTCTTCCAGGAACGCCCAGCCGGCCTTGTTGAGTGCATCGCCGTTGGCGTGGGCGTCGGCGCTCCATTCCTCAAGCGTCATTGCGGGCCAGACTACACTACGCATCATCCTCCCCTTCATCCTCCCCGTCCCCCTCGGACGCAGCCGGCGGGGCTTGCGGCGGTATGGGTGGGGTTGGAACTTCCGGCTCCGGCTTTTCCTCCGGTGCCTCGATCGGCTCGATAATGGCCGCAATCTGCGCCGGGGCCAGCATCGGGAAACTCGCTGCCAGCAGGGCGACGGCCGCCTGCTTGGGTAGCTCACCGGACGCGACCGTTTGGACAATCGTGAGCATCGCTTGAATCTGGGCACCGTTGAGCCCCAGCTTCTGCACGTCGGTTTCTTCGCCTGCGTCCTGCCCGTCGCCGGCGGGTGCCACGGGCGCACCTTCCCCCGGCTCTGGCTGTCCGAAGAAGCCCGTCTCCCGCTCTTCGGCCGCCTCGATCCGCTCGGACTCGTCCGCGTACTCCAACCCGTTGCGACTGGCGAACGTCTGCGGGCTCATCACCCGGGCGGTCACAAGAATCTGGTCGGCCTGGGTGTCCGCGAGCCGGTCCCGCGTCTGCACGCGCGGGGCGTCGGCGTCCAGTTCCACGAGGTCCAGCACGTTTGCGGGGAGCCTGCCCCGCCGTGCCTGGAGCCGAATCTCCGCCTCCAGCAATTCGAGGTCGACCCAGATGACGGACGATTGAAGCCGCTCGAACATCTTCACGGCCGGCCCTTCGGCTACCATCGTGCTACTGTAGTTCGCGTTGCTCGCGTCACTGGTGAGCATGAACTCGGGCATTACCAGCCGAGACGCGACGGCGCGTAGCTCTGCCTGCAACGCCTGCACGTACTTGGCAACGTCGATGCCTTGCGCGGGGAATGTGTACTTGGTCCCCGGCCCGTGGTCGATGATCGTTCCGGGCGGATACTGCCGGTACGTCTTCTCTTCGCCGGTCACCTGGCTCCGCGTCTTCACGTCGGCCTGGTCGGCAACGTACTGCTGAATCGTCGCCTTGCTGCTCGATACGTGCTCGCGGACCATGGCGATGGCCGACTGAATCTCCGAGACGGTCGAGACGTTCCGCAACAGCTTGGCGGCTCGCACGAGGTTCTTGCGGACGGCGTAGAACGTCGGCACGCCACGCGGGACCACTAGGTCTACGTTGGCCTTGCGGTGTTGAATCTGGCTTGCAGGAACGGACTCGAAACGATCCGCCCCGTAGGTCTCGCGCACGTGGTAAAGCTCCGGCGTCTCGGCGTCGTTGTTTGCGTGCTCGCTGCCAAACAGGGCCCGCGTATTGCCCGGCGGGGTGGCAATCAATTCCGGCTCCACGAACCGAATCGACAAGCCTTCCGGCGTCTCAAACCATCGAAGAAACGCCTCTCCGTCGCGGTCCCAACGCCGCATACATTCCTGTTGGCGTTGGTGCCAGAGGTTGCGGGCAATGAATGCCGTTACCACCTGATCCACGCGGGCAATCAAGTCTTCCGGCGGCTCCATGCCTGCCTTGGCCACGATCTTGTATGCGTGCCCCTCGCCGATCACGTAGCTGATGCGGTTCTCAATCGCGTTGATGCAGAACTCATTGCTCAATGCCAACTGCCGCGACTGGTTGCGGATCTCGTTGAGCTGCGATTCCGTCGTGTAGGCCAGCCCGGCCGACCAGGTTGGGCCGTAGTTGTTTCCTAGCGTGAGGTTGCCGTCGAAGTCCAGCATTTCCTCATCGCGCACGAGGCGGTCCCAGAGGTCCAGCGTGGACTCCAGGAAACGCGTCTGATGCTCCGCGATGCGTAGGTTCATTTCGGCGATGGTCGGCATGGTCGTTACTCCGTTCCTCCGCCCACTTCAATGGGCAGCCTGATTGCCATTTCGAGCGCGTCCGGGCCGTCATCGTGGTCGGCAAGCGGGAAGTCCCGCAGTTGATCCACGAGCAGGTGACAGCCGGGCGAGTCGCTCTTGAATCGCAGCGTCCGGTTGGCAAGGTATGCCCCGAGTCGGCGGATGCGGACGAGCTTGTTCACGTGGTTATTGATCTGGTAGACGGGCCACTGCATGGCAAACTGCTTGCCGGCCAGCCGCTCGAACTCATGCACGAGAAGCTCCTGAAACTGGTTCGCCTCGAAGCCCACGTAATCCGGCTTCTTGGCGTTGCAGATGCGTAGCGTGTCGGTACAAATCCGATGCGGCGGCCGTCGCTCCAGGTCCGCATCGACGTAGACGAGGCCATTGGCCCCGACGCCGATTGAGACGATGGCCGAATAGTCGCCCTGCTTGTCGCTCTTGCCCTTGCTGGGATCGACGGCAATCGAGCGGAGCACGAACGATTCCGGCCAGTCTTCCGGCGCGCACCAGATCCACGGGCCGAAGTACGATTCGTCCCATTCGGCCCCGCCGCCCTCGGCCGGGTCTTGCTGGTAGAGCGCGGCGAATGCCTTCACGTCTTGCGCCTTCGCCTTGTCCAACTCTTCGGCCGACATGAACTCCGGCCAAAGCGCTTCCCCTGGTTGCCTCGGATCGGCCGGGTGCGTCGGTTCGCCGTCGCCGCGCACGGCAGGCAGACTAACGACTGTCCATTGGTCCGCGTCCCGGTCCGCCATCTGCCGGAGCAACCGGCCCGCCAGGTCATCACGGTGCCAGCGGGTGTGGGTCAACAGAATGCGGGCGTCCGTTCCGCGACGGGTGTAGAAGTCGTTCGTGTACCAGTCCCAAATCTTCTGCCGGTATCGCGGCGAGTCGGCCTCTTCGCGGCTCTTGAACGGATCGTCGATCACGCCCCAGCCAAAGCCCATACCAGTGATAGCCCCGCCAACTCCGGCGGAACGCAGGTAGCCGCGATGGGCGTCCACCTCGAAGAGGTCATTCGTGCGCTTGTAGCCACGTCCCCGGATCGTCTGGCCCATGCCTGGCAGTCGTGTAGCCGGGAACAGGGCCCGGTACTCGTCCGATTCCATGCGGCGTTGAACGTCGCGGTTCATCGCGTGCGAAAGCTCCGCCGTGTGCGAACAGCCCATGATTTTCGCGTCGGGATTCTTCCCCAGCAGGTACGCCGGCAGGGCACGACTTACCAATTCGCTCTTCCCGTGTTGTGGCGGCATGAACACCATCAGGCGAAGAATCTCCCCGGAAACGAAACGGTCGAGGTATTCGCAAAGTAACTCATGATGCCAATTCGCCCGGTACAGTCGATTCGTGTAGCGTGCAAACGGCAACAGGTTCCGACGGGCCCTCCGCCGCCTCAATAGCTCCCTGGCTGCTTCCCGACACGATAGCGCTGAGCTGCTCATCCGTGTATTGCACCGCCGTTAGTTGGATCGGGCCGCCAGCCGGCCCGGTGTGTTCCTGCCGTTGCGGCGCGTTGAGCCCCAACAGTTCCGACCGTCGGGCGCTACAATCGAGCACGCGCCGGAGAAATTGCGGGTCGCCCGCTTGCCCTTCGGTCCGCTTGCTTGCCTCCGCCTTCGTCTCGCCGTCGCCGCTGGTCTTCTTCGTGTTGACGATTTCGCGGTTCCTGAGCGACCGCCGCCAGCCCCGCCACGCCTCCTTTTCCACGAGGGCTACCCGGCTAAGCTCCTTGGCTACCCACGCCTGCCGCGAGTCGGCCGCCGCTTCCTGCCAGTAGGCCAGCACACGCTTCAAGTCGCGGTTGACCGTCGCCACGCCACAGCCAAGCCGCTCGGCGATGACCTTCTGGGCCACGCCCTGCAAGTGCATCTCGGCCGCTTTCCTGGCACGGTCGGCCACCGCCAAGCCTTGCCGTAGTTTGCTCGCCATGCCTTAGCCGAAGATCATCTCCAGGTTGATCGTGTCCCCGTCCGTCCCGATAAGCGTCAGGTAACGCTCCGTCGCGCCCACGTCGGGCGAGCCGTCATTGAACTCCATTGTCAGCCGCCCGCCGGCCGGAACCGTCACGCCGTCATCGTTGCCGAAGAGGTCGTATCCGTCGGCCGCGCTCGGCTCAATGGTCACGTCGCCGGTGTTGTCTTCGTCGTGCGTCAGACGGAGCACCTGGAGCTTGAGGCCAAGGGCGGAGAAGTTGTCTTGCAAGCCCTCCAGGTCGTAGAGGTCGATTTCCGTTTCGGCCCCGCCGGCGCTGGAGTCGCCGGAGACTGCGGCTTCCAGTTCGATCGCCATCTGCACGGATCGAGTGACAGGCGGCGTGGTCAAGGCGGTCAGGCGGGTAGCCGCGCGGTCGAATCCGCTGGAGGCTACGGTGCCAGAAAAGGCCGGCGCATCGTCAAGCGATTCGGTCACGGCCAGCGTGTTACGGATGCGTACTTCGGTTACGGTGGCGACTTTTGCGGTCATGGTTTGCTCGTTGGTTTCATGGGTCAGGTTTCAAGGATGGCCCGCTGAACGGGCCTGGCTTCGATCATGGCAAGGGCGGTCATGGCGTGGGAGTGAAACGCCTCGAGGGCAACCGGGTTGACCCAGGGCAGTTCCGTGGCCCGGTCGACAACGCCGGAGAACTCCTGCCACACGGCCCATTCCTCCTCGGTCAATCCGGTCTTGCCTCGCGTCGGTTGCTTGGCCGGCTCCTGCTCTTCCCATGGCATCACGAGCCAGCCACGGTTGCGGTCGGTCGAGGTCTGGTCGAAGAGGGCCTTGACGGCCACGTCAGGGAATCGCCGCTCGATCGCGTCCAGATCGTCAGGCTCGCGGATCACGTCAAGGAGGATCGTGTTGGCAGTGCTCGGCCTCGTCGCGTTCTTCGCCTTCTCCAGGAACCCCGCCGCAATCATGCCGCCGGGCGGAACGCCGTAGACGATGTTGTCCGGCCGATCCACCAGCGCGAGCCGGGCGGCAACGTCGTGCCAGTCGCAGATGGTGATGGGCTGATCGTGTTCGGAATTCTCGATCGTCTTCATTCAGTCACGCCCCTTGCTTGACGGTCCATGCGGTGTACGCGCACAACCCGACGCACGCGACTTGCATCAGCAGCGCCACGACGTTCCAGAACTTCGCACGCTCCATTTCCTGCCGTATCTCGGCCTGGACGCCGGCTACCGCGTTGTCCACCTTGACTTCAACGTGGTTCAACGAGTCCAGCAGGAAGCCCTCAACCCTCGGCGGGTCGATCGCCCGGCGCACCTCGTCGCGCACAGCACGGTCCAGCCATTCCCAGTCACGCGGGGCGGGCGGCAAGAGGTAGGCGTCTTCGACCGTGCCGGCATCGTTGGCCGTAGGCTTCGCTGTCTCGGCCTTGGCCGGAACGGGGGCGGCTTCGTCCGCGACGGCCGGATACCATGCGGCAAGCGAGAGCAAGACGGCCGCCTTTGTGGCGTTCCCTAGCCGCTTATGAACCGCCAGCAACACCACAACCACCACGACGCCCAGCACGAACCAGCCCCACGACGGCATCGTGAATCCCACGGCAAACGGGGCAGGCTGTTCGTCCAGTCTTGGCAGCCTTGGTGTGTCCCAATCGGTCGGTTGGCTTGGCCGATACGGCTGGTAAGGCTCTGGTCGGTTCGGTTCTGGCGTCGGCGTCGGGCAGTACGGCCCCGGACACTGCTCCGCCACACCATGCTGGGCGTAGTGCTCCCGCAAGCCCTCGTAGATATTCCTTGCCAGCAGCGCGGCATCCCCTCCGTAGCCGCTCGCAGCGAAAGCATAGGCCCAGCCTCCACGCCCGCCCTTGCCGAATACCGGATGATCTGGGTGGGCACTGACGAGGATCGTGGGCACGTCTGCGTCCGTAAGGGCCGCCGCCATGTGCCGGGCCTCACCGCTTGGCGTTTCGCTCCGGTCGATCACGGTGTACTTAGCCCAGTCGCGGAGTACTTTCAGCGACGGGTGCCGCTCGAAGTCCTG